CAACTAATAACAAAGAAAATGAACGCAAATAACTTTTGCTTTAGAGCTTGGCATGTAAAAGCAAAAGAAATGCTAGAAAACAATCATCAAGGTTTTGAAGGCGATGTATTTAACTGGCTGCGTGAAGGGCAGGACATAAAAATAATGCAAGGGATACTAAGGCTTGATATTAACGGTAAAAGAATATTTGCTGGTGACATTGTTAAATGGGGTCACGTTGAGGGCTATTCAGAAAGCATTCCTAGAATAGCGGTTGTGGTTTGCTGTCCTGATGTTGAGTTTCACACCATCAACCTCGGTGATAATAACCACATCTTTAGAATTGGAAGCTTTGCGTACAGGGATAGTATAAGCCGATGTATGGAGGTCATCGGCAACATATACGAAAATCCAGAATTAATTAAATAACAACAGCCGCTTAATTGCGGCTTTTTTGTGCCTGTAATTTAATTGCCCAGTATCGGTCATTTAAATGCACTTACTGTGCCTTAAATAATTATTGACTGGATGGAATTATTTTTAATTTAGTGTTGCCAATATAAATGTATGGGTATAAACTATGCCCATACTTAATTAAAAGGTGATTTAAAATGAGAAGAAAGAAACTTGATGTTGTTTTTGATGATAGTGCTAATGAATTTGCTGATCATATAATCGAGATGGTTCGCAGGGATATAAAAAGAAGGGGTAGTGATCATAAGGTAAATAGATCTGAGGTTATGCGTGTTGCGATGTATTTGGGCTTACAAGCTCTTAATAACAAATTACTTGATAAGCACTCCAAGGGTCTACCAATGAGCACATCAATAAAAATGGACGGCATTAGATCTTCACTTGGTACATACAGATAGAAAAGCCAGTCGGCAAACTGGCTTTTTAGAGTAACTATATTAGCGAAATACAACGAGGTAATTATGGCACAGGGTTGGGTTTGCGTCCATAGGCAGCTATTGGATAATCCTATATTTAAGAATGACAAGATATTTAGAGTCTTTATGTTTTGCCTTTTAAGGGCGCAACATACGGCCGGAGATCAGCTTGTTGGTGACAGCGTGGTTTACCTTGATGCTGGACAACTTGCAACTGGAAGGATATCAATTTCAGACAAGACTGGGCTGTCACAACAAAGTGTAAGAACTGCAATTTCTAAGTTGGAAAAGCTTGGCATTTTAACCATCAAGCCAACCACTAAATATTCAGTAATTACAATGACTAACTGGGATAAGTACCAGCAAACTAACCAACAAGCAACCAACAAGCAACCAACAAGTAACCAACAAGTAACCACAAGCAACAATGATAACAATGATAAAAATGAAAAGAATGTTAAGTTTAGCAAGCCAAGCTTGCAGGAGTTGATTGATTATTTTGGTCAGTATGCAACTGAAAAATCATTTTTTATTAACAGGGATGAGCCTGAGAAGTTTTATGATTTTTACGAGTCAAAGAACTGGATGGTCGGTAAAACTAAAATGAAAAGCTGGAAAGCAGCCGTAAGAAACTGGCTAAGAGGAAACTCAAGCAAGCCGCAACAGTCACAACAACAAGCAAGAGCGCCTAGAGCGTTTGGAGAATAAAAATGAATCACGATGTACTTGAGCAAGAGGCTTTATTGATTGGTGCGCTACTTGTTAGCCCTGAGTTGCTTATTGAGCTTGAATTGAAAGAAAGTGACTTTGGCTCTGTTGATTACCAACTTTATTTCAACGCAATAAGCAGCGTTGCGAAATCAGACGTTGGTGCGTCAGTTTTTTCTGTTGATGAATACATAAAGAACTCAACTGGAATTAGCCATCGAGATATCCTCATGCAACTGTCACTTGAGGGCGCTAACCAAGTTAGATATTACTCAATGCAACTTGCTAGCTATGCAAAGCGAATTAAGAAAGAGTCAGTAAGTCGAGCCGCTTACGCCATAACTAGCGCACTCATTGATAACTTGAACGCTGGAAATTCAGATTACATTGGTCAAGCTGTTAATGAGCTAATGAATATAGACAGTGTCGACATGAATTACGATCACAGCTTTGATGATGTTGCGATAAAAGTTGTCGATGAAGTTGAGCAAAACATAAAAGGCGATAACGGATCAATAAAATCAGGAATGACAGAGATTGACAAATCAATGGGCGGATTATTCCCTAGCGATCTAATAATAATCCCTGCTAGACCCGCAATGGGAAAGACAGCCTTTATGGTGAATATGTTTTTAAAATGTGATGGAGTGCCAGGTGTAATATCCGGCGAGCAGGGCGCATCTCAAATTGGTGTTAGATCTGTATGCATCGCTGGTAAGGTGAACCACCACGATTTTAGAACCGGACAAATTGAAGACGGTGACTGGACAAATTTAAATAACGGCATTGTAAAGTTCAAAGAGCAGAAAGGGCGTATATTCGATAAGCCAGCGCCAACAATGGCAGAAATAGAAAAAACATGCAGAAATTGGGTTTACAAGCATAACGTATCAGTAATATTCGTTGATTACGCTCAGCGCATTAGGCATGAAAATAGAAAGTTAAACAAATACGATGCCATGAGTGATATAGCAATGCGACTAAAAGAGCTTGCAAGGGCTTTAAACGTTCCGGTGATAGCATTGGCGCAGGTGAATAGAAGTTGCGAAGGAAGACCAAATAAGCGCCCAGAAATGGGTGATATAGCAGACGCATCTGCATTTGAGAAAGAGGCTGACGCAATTTTAACTCTTTATCGCGATGAGGTTTACAACCCTGATACGCCTGACAAGGGTGTAATTGAGATTGACTTTAAAAAGAACAGACATGGCCCAACCGGATGTGTAAGAATGAGATGGGACGGCAAATACATGAGAATTGATGACTTTAACGCTTATGAGCACTTCCAAGAAGCAAACAGCTATGAGTAGTTATCAATACAAAAAGCCCGTCAATAAAATGACGTTTGAAGAAGTTGAACAGCAGTTTAGAGCGGATTGCTCCGAGCTGCTATCACCGAGTAATCACGAAATAGCTAGAAATGAAGCTGTAAAGCGTCAGGCGGCGTTTAATCAGTCAAATCATGGATTGACTCAGGTTCAGCTAGAAATACGCTTAAATGCGATTTACAACGCTGTTTTTGCAGAGGCATTAAGGCAAGTTTGCGGTATATCGTCCTGGAGAAAGTGGCGAACAGACATGGAGCAAAACAAACCGCAACAAGTAAAAGGCCACCAGCAAAAAGCCACGGGCGCTCCAGTTGATTCTGGCGTAAAGAAAAGCGACAAAATGCCAGAGTCTTGGCGCGGTAAAATATTAAGAGATGCTGAAAGGATGTAAAATAATTAAAATAAATCACAAATAAGTGTTGCACAAATAAGTGATTCTGATATTATTACCTCAACGAAACGAAATAACTGGAGAGTAAAAATGAAAGCGATATTTGTAGGGTTCACAGAAATAGATAAGCCAGCACAATTCAAAGTTCCAGCAAAGACAAGAATTATTGGTGGGGTTGAGGTTGTAGAGTTTTACAAGTGGATCGAAGTTAAAAATGGTGATGATTTTGTAGCTGGTAGCGAATATGAAATAGAGGTTATCGAAGGTTATGCAATTGAGGTTCAATGATTAGGACTGAGCAGGAGATTGAATCTATTGTGTCGCATGTTGGCGGTACATGGATTAAGAGGCGAAACGCACGCAATAAACTGATATCAGAATCAAATGCAGAAGTTAGAGAAAAGATATCAGAGTGCAAAGGTAAAATTAGAGATTTGCGGGCTATGGGTGCAAAAGAAGAGGTTTTACGCCATTGGTACGCAGAAGTTACTAAGTACGAGTTAATTATTTTATAGGTGATTTATGGGTAAAAAAGTAATACCTGAGAAAGTTGAGTATTTTTGCGATATATGCGGCGCAAATTTATCAAAAGAACATCACAATGATTTTTCAATCACAACGGACGAGGCTTTGAGAGATTTTAGCGGCTCAGTAATGAATAACCATTGCGATCATTATGAGCTTTGTGATAGCTGCGTATTGAAATTTAAAGCTTGGCTTAAAGGTGTGCAGAATGAAAACACTTGAGTCAAAAAATCATACAAGACACTGGATTTCTGTTAATCACGACCTACCAATAAACGATCTTGATGAGCATGATGGTAACGTAATAGGTATTATCGCTCCTTACGGTGATATTGCTAGTGGCAGTGTTGAGCTTGTCCATTTTGACGGCGAGGATTGGTATGACCAAGGTTCAAGAACCTGCACAGTAACCCACTGGATGCCAATAAGCTTTGATTACTTGCTAAAAAATAAATGACAAGGTGAATACATGAAAACACTTGAATCACTAAAAGAGAATTACGGAAATTGCAACGCTGCCGCTTTAAAGCTTGGGGTTCACCCGCATCAACTGGCAAGATTGATTAGCAAAGGCGCTTTGTATAACGAAAAAGGTGAGGTTTACATACCTTCAAAGACTAAATTAAAGTTATAAGCATATAACTAAACGGTATTTATAAGATTAGCTAAAGTGGGTTATTGTTTTGGCTGAGGATAGCCTTTTAAATAACGGGCCGTTTACTGTCCCAGTTTATTTGGTTGTTATGTGACGCATTGGAGGCTACTTGTTAGCCCTTACCGAGGCGGGAACTGCCAGTGTAGCAAAGTGCCACTATTAAGGGTTAAACTATGATAACTAAAGCTGAAAGAAACAAAATAAAGAAAGAAATAGTAAACGAATTGACCGATGAAAAATACGGAATATTTAATAAAAAAGAAGGGTTGGCGGTGTACAACGGAACTAATTTAGAGATGGTCGGTGAATGCGTGCAGCGAGCATTGACTAGGTTGGTAACTAAAGGCAAATAACAAACAGCTAAAGGGCGGTATTGTTTGATTCGTAAATTAACTGGAGAAATAAAATGAAAGACTGGTTTGAAGCTGGAGCAATTCCGCAGGTTGAAGTTGCTACTGGTTGCGATGAGTTTGAAAACGTGATTAGAAAACTTGGAGTTGGCTTTGCTTGTGAATGGTTTGGCCATGATCGTGATGGGAATTTTGCAAAAGAAACTGTAAACGAGCTATGTATTAATACTGGATTAGAGCGCCCGTTTTAATTCAAAAATGGTGAGTACATTCTCAAATGTCAAAAATGAAAACATCAAAAATAAGAAAAAGCGCAAATGGTGAAGATTGCACTTTGCGCGTTAGCCCAAGCTGCCAGGATGGTGAAACTGTAGTGTTTTGCCATATTAACTCGCCAACTAAAGGCGTTGGGCGCAAGTCAATTGATTTATTCGGCTGTTACGGGTGTTATCACTGCCATCAAATGCTTGATAGCTCTAAAGTTGATAGTGATGATGTTTTGCGAGCAATGATTGAAACTCAGATTAAGCTGGTGAGTAAAGGCTTGATTAGTTATGACGGAATTTAAACTAAACCTGGTTAACGCCGCCGAAATATGCGGCCAACTAATTAATATAGTTCGGTCATCAAATAAAGCGTACCGAGTAACTATTTGCGAGTGGAGGGAGCGCAGGAGCTTAAGTCAAAACGCTTTCCAGCATTTAATATACAAAGAGGTTAGTGATTACCTTATTAAGCATGGTCGTGCTCAGTGTTCACCTGGGTGGGTTAAGCGCAATCTTAAAAATAAATTTTTGGGTTGGTGCGAGTCTGAGTTTGTTGATATTGAAACAGGTGAGGTGAGTAAGCGGCAAGAGCTAAAATCAACTAGGTCGTTAGATGTTGGTGATTCAATGCACTACACGACACAGATATTAGACTGGGCTTGCTCTATAGGTTGCGAGATACGGATACCGGACAAGTGCGAATATCGAAGATTGATGGACTCGCAAACTAAATAGCCCTAGCGGGCTTTTAACTTTTAATCAGCATGTTAGAATGGGGATACCGAATAATGATAGGGGATTTAATAAAATGCCAGCACCTAGAAACAAAGGCTCTGTTCGACCAAAGAAAAAGAGCAAGTAAGTGTTAGAGTACATATTTGCTCTTTTGGTGGCTTTGGTTTTCATTGCCACCATTAAAATCAAAGGGTTCTGCCATCAATCATGTTATATTGTATTGACGTCATACCTGCTGTTTATCCTTATAGATCCAATACAAAGCCCGCTAATCTACTATCCTCTATACTCAATCCAAGTTATTTTCATATCGTTTATGTGCCTCTCAATGTACAAAAAAAGCAAAAGCTGCCTGACAGCAATGTATGCCTTTGTTTTTGTATTGATGGCGGGGATGACTGTTATGTTGGTTATTGATTCTAGCGATGTTATTTTCTATGATAATTTAGGGTACACTTTAACAGCGCTCGAACTTGCCGTATTTGCGCTAGGAATAAAAAATACAATGGAGACAAAAGGGCGTGATGGTAGCGTTTATATTAATACTGCTGATTTCTGTGCTATCATTATTCTCATGTTTAATAATGGCGTACAGATTGTACAGAAAGGTTTCAAACGATGAGCGAGATTCACGAAGTAAAAGCGAAAGTGGACGCAATCGACAGTCGATTAACGAGCTTCGAGGTAAAGATAGACGGTTATTTAGATCGCTTAACTCTTGCTGTAGAGAAGCTTACAGTTCTGGGTATGAAGCAGGACTCTCAAGAAAAGAGACAGATTGAGAGCGAGCAGGAGCTTGACAGCCTTAAAGAGCGATTCCATACAATAGATAAAAGTGTTGACATAGCAAACGCTGTTAGCGGTACGGTTAAGGAAGATGTAAAAACAATTAAAAGTGATTTAAAGACGTTTTATCAGAAGATGTTTTGGACATTGGCGTCATTTATTATAGCAGTAGCAGTTTCTGGTATAGCATTTTACATACGTAAATAACATGAAGCGCAAAACTAAAAAGCAGAAGTTACGATATAAGCCCCGAGAGGGGTTTTTTGTTATATGGATATAACAAAACGTTATTTCACAGCAAGTGATTGTTTGGATATTATCTATTTAACGAAACGGCAAGCGAAAATAACTGGAGAGAAAAATGAAAAACTTATTTAATGATGTAAACGTATCAAAAAGCGAATCACAAGCTGTAGGCGCATACTTTGAAATCACTCATGAAGAATGGAATGCAGCAAGCTCATTAGATGTTATCTATGATTCTTTAGATGGTATCGGTGTTAACCTGTCAACTCATGAGTATTATCATGAAGGTGTTGACTTTATTCAGAATGCACTTGATAAGACTTATGAGGGTGAATCTGTTTTCGTATGGATTGATTGATAAAATGAGTAGATAACAAGCCCCGTTAAGGGGCTTTTTGTTGTATAGATATAACTAAACAGTATTTAACTGATTAAGCTAAGTGAGTTATTATTTGGTTTGAGAATGGCCACTTACTTAAACGGCAAGCTTTGCTTGTCCTTTTGATGTTGTTATAGAGATTTACGACTTGGAGATTTTAAAATGTTTGATTTTTTAATGGGTTTATTTACTTTTACTGGTGGTTTATTTTGGATTTTAGCTATCGCTTGGTTTGCTGGATGGGCGGGTGATAAATTTGGATTGAGCAAACCTTTATAACCCTTAGTACAGAGGGTTTAACGTTTAGCCGTAGGCTGTTAAATTCCTTTGATACGTGTTGTTATGTGTTTTAACTGAAATAGGTAGAGGCAAAAGATGGCAATTATAAGCAAAAACGACCAAACACTAAAAGAAGATCAAAGGTTTGTTAAATGGATTCCTGTGAAAAAAGCAAGAAACTTTAAGATTTTATTTGATCGAGTTAAAGGTAAAGTGGGTGGATACAAGGAGGCGCAAAAGGTAACGGGGCTATCAAATAATAACGCTGATTTATTAAATAAGGGTAAGATTAGTGAGGCAACAGCCAAGAGAATATATAACGCATACCTTAAACACTGTGTAGACACATAATAAATAGCTAAAGGGCTTTCAAGTCCCTTTCAGCGCAGTGTTTAAATTAATTGGAGATTAAGAATGAACAAAATTAGCGAGTTAAGGCAGAGAGTGAAATGTGGTGAAGAGGTTATCTTAACTATCGATGACTTTAATCAGTTGCAAACTGAATGGATTAAAAGGGAAAGGTTAGAGGTAAACATCAACCAATTAAAGGCGGACGCCATTAGCGAGATGTTAGGAATGATGCCAGCAAGAGGCTTTAGTAGAGAGCGAGACAGGAATAACTGGATCGGTGACTATATATACAACTTGGAAAATTTAATTGGAGATTAAAAGTGGCGAAATATACACCGATACGGTATAAGCAAGTTGTTAGTGAGTTAAAGCAAGCTAACAATACTATTAAGCGGTTGCGCGAAGCTAACGAGTTTAAGCGCGGCGAGATTGAGATTTACAAATCGCACTACAAAGCTCCATGGTTTTTAGTTGCAATTTTATCTAGCGTTTTAATTTGGAGTTTGTTTTTATGAGTGCAGAATTAACAGGATCATAAACCGCTTAATTGCGGTTTTTTATTGTCTGCAATTTGCGCTATACTCGTTCATAACGAGCAGATAACGAGGTTAGCATGGGTAAAAGGTTTTCAAGTGATTATCAGCCACCTAGGAGCGGCAGAGGGCGTTCACAAAAGACAATTATACTTGAATCTATAAGGGAGGCGTCTTTAGCGGGTTTATCAGAGAAGTCCACCAAAGACGAGGCAGAGAAAGCTTTTATAACGCACACGGCAAAGAGGGCGTTTGATATAGACGACCAGAATAGCGCTATGCTTTTAAAGGTGCTATGGGACAAGGGATGGGGGAGTATTAAATCAACTGCACCGACTGTAAATTTTGATTTTGATTCAAGCAAGTCTCCGGTAGACATGGCAAGGCAGGTATTGGACGCATCAAGCAATGGTGATATACCACCTGATATTGCATGTAACATCATCGGAGCAATTAAGTCCGTTATTGATATCGAGGCAAACACAGAAATTAAAGAGCGACTGGCTGAGATTGAAAAGCAACTAGGTCTGCATGAGTAGCATATTAAAGCGACTTGAGCGCATAGAGCCATTGGCAAAGGCTGCGTCAGGTTCACTTGAGCCAACTGTTTATGGTGTTATTGATAGGGTTGATAATATTGATGGCGAGTTAGTGCCTAACATCATACGAAGATGGATAGGCACTGTTGGCGATATGCAAGAGACAGACAAAGAGCCAACTGTTTTGCTGGTGGAAAAGCTTGAGCCGTTCATATTGCGCCACAAGAAGTATAAGTGTTTATTTGGCGGTCGTGGTGGCATGAAGACACGATTTGCACAAAATGTATTTGCTAGCGATGTTCATTCATGCGGAACTAAAAACTATGTGTTACGTGAGCAAATGAACTCATTGAAGGAGTCGATATACTCAGGCATTGAAAAGACCATAGCCGACCTTGGTGTGGGTGGATTTATATCAGTTCCGAGTCAGTGGGAAATACGCAACGCTAACGGTGGCAAGTTTGTTTTTGGCGGACTTAAGAATGTAATCTCGATGAAAGGCGCAAGCAGCTTTAAAAGGTTTCTACTTGAAGAAGCCGAGAAAACAAAACAGCATACTATTGATGTTTTAGGACCAACCTTGCGTGATGTACCCGGTGCTGAATTGTGGTACTTGTGGAATACAGCTAGCTCCCAAGACCCAATGTCTAAAGAGTTCATTATTCCTTACCAGTCGGAGCTCGATAAAACTGGCTTTTATGAGGATGACTACCATATGATTGTCAGACTTACTTATGAAGATAATCCATGGTTTCAGCATGATGAGTCATTGCAAGGTGAGTTACAGAAAGACCGGAACAAGGTTAAGCGAGGCATAATGACCAAAGCTAGATTTGATGGTATATGGCACGGCAAGTTTAACGATGACGTTGCTAACTCTGTCATACAAGAGGACTGGTTCAAGGCTTGCATTGATGCGCATAAAAAGCTTGGCATTGAACAGCGTGGTGCTATCGTTGCTGCTTGTGACCCTTCTGACGTTGGTACAGACCCGACTGGCTATATTGCTAGGCAGGGTATTGTGTTTTTTAACGTTGACGAAATCGAAGGTGAGAACGGCAATAGAAAAATGGACTCGGCATGCCGTCAGGCATTGCACGATGGCTGTGATTCATTTGGTTATGATGCTGATGGTCTAGGCGCAACACTAAGAGACAATGTTGATAGAGCATTTCAAGGTAAAGCAACAAATATTTTTGCGTACAAAGGCAGTTCAGCGATAACACACCCTGAAGCTGAGTTTAAATCAGAAACGGCAAATCTATCTAGGAATAACACTGTTATCAAGAATAGGGACGTACTGCATAATCGCAAGGCTCAGAATATTATCTCATTCGCTGAGCGTGTATTTCGCACTTGGGAGGCTGTTGTTGAAGGTAAATATCACGACCCTGACACATTGGTTAGTTTTGACTCTGAGACAATTAAGCCAGCCATGCTTGAGAAGATTAAAGCTGAGGCTTGTAAAACTCCGATTAGACCGGGTGACACAGTAAGGTTTTATACTAAGCCAGAGCTAAGAAAAGGCATCATGTTACCGGACGGTTCAAGGTTAGTGATACCATCACCCAACTTATTTGATGCGGCGGTGCTTTCATTTGACGAAGCTAGTATAATGGAATCATACGCAGACGTTGATATTGATTTTTCATCAATCTTTTAAAGGTTAGACAATGACGAACAAAGACGAAGACCAGCATAAAGGTTGGTTGCAAGAATTAAAAACATACCAAGAAACTGAGCTTGATAACAGAGAGAGAGCAAGAGAAGCAGACCAGTTTATTTTGGATCCAGATGGGCAGTGGCAGCCCGACATCGCACGCAGGCTAGATTCAGCGCAAAGACCGCGAATGACATTCGACCAGACAACACCAGCTATTGAATTTATCATGGCTGATATTGAAGATATGGACTTCGGCGTTAACGTTAAGCCGCTTGCTGGTGATGCAAATAAAGATGATGCCGAGCTACGAGAAGGCATGATCAGAACTATTGAAGCCAACAGCGATGCAATATCAATCTATCGCGATGCTGCAAGACGCATGATTCGCCGTGGATTTGATGCCTGGATTGTTCGCAGTAAATACACTGATTCATGGTGTTTCGATCAAGATTTAGCGATTGAGAATATCTCTAACGCCATCAATAGAGTATGGCTAGAAGACACAAGCACTAACCCTGACAGCTCTGACTGCGACACTGGCTATATTTTAACATCGCTATCACCTACAGCGTACAAGAAGCAGTTCCCAAAAGGCGAAATGAAATCTGTTGATGACGGCTACGTCAAAGGTGATGACTACTCGAGCTACCAACCAGAAGTCGTTGTCATTGGTGAGCGCTACTACCGCAAAGAAACAATGATTGAGGTTGCTCAGCTATCAAATGGTGAAGTTGTCGAGATTGATGATAAATTCAAAAGCATCGTTGATGAATTGAGCGCGAAAGGAATAACTGTAGCCAGAACAAAGACAATTAAAGACTTTAATATCTATCACCGATTCTTCGATGGTGGCGGGTATTTATCAGAAGAAAAGCGCACACCATTTAAATCAATGCCTATCGTTACCGTTTATGGTAATTACGAGCTGCAAGGCAACTCAAGCAAGATTACATATTCCGGCATGGTTCAAAAGCTGATGGATTATCAACGCTCTCTAAACTATGCGAAGAGTCGTGAGATTGAAGAGGGTGCATTGGCTCCGCGCACTAAGTTTTGGATGACGAAAAAGCAAGCTAAAGGTAATGAAGCTCAGTTGCAGCGCATGAATGTTAGTGCTGAGCCAGTTCAATTCTACAACCCAGACCCAGAAGCACCTCAGCCATACCAGACTGGCGCAAATCAAATTAACCCACATCTGAATCAGTTATCGCAAGATATGAGTGTTGGTATTCAAGTCAGTGCTGGTGTTAACAACGCAATGAACGGACAAAACGCAGGTCGCATGTCGGAAGAGGCGCTACGCATGCAGATTGACCGAGGTGTTGGCGCTACACGTAAATGGGTTAACGCATTAGTTAAAGGTATTCGCCGCACAGGAGAAATACTTGTTGAGGCTATGCCGACTGTTTACGACACTAAACGCGTTTTTCAAATCACAGGCATCGACGGCACTGAAAAACAAGTAACTCTCAACGAAGAAGTCTATGACAATGAAAGCGGCCAAATGGTGCAGCTTAACTCATTGAGCAAAGGCAAGTATAAGGTGTTTTGCGATGCTGGCCCTGCATTCGCTAATAAAATGGAGGCGGGTATTGCTTCAATGCTTGAATACGCAGCTATTGACCCGACAATCATGCAAATTGGTGGCGATGTAATGCTTAAAGCTGTTGATGCTCCATTAATAGGCACAGTGGCAGAGCGTAAACGAGCTATGATGCTTCAGCAGGGTATGATCCCTCAATCTGAATGGACAGAGGAAGAAGCAGCTCAAATGCAAGCAGCAGCGCAACAACCAAAAGAGCCTGATGCCTCGATGGTTATGGCGCAAGCTGAGTTACTCAAAGGTCAGGCTGATATGCAAGAGCAGCAAAACAGAGCTATGGAGCTACAATTGCAAGCTGGAAAAGTACAAGCTGATGCGCAAGCTAAGATTGATAAACTTGAGTCCGAGACGGCACTTAACGTTGCTAAATTACAGCAGGGACAACAGAAGATTGATGACGACTTTGTGCTGAAGGCTACCGAGCTTGAGATAAAAGCCAATCAAGATTTAAATAGGCAAATCAGCGATAACAAAAACATCTAACTACAGCCCCTTAATTGGGGCTTTTTTACAACCTATAAAATTAGTATAAGTATATAACTAGATGGTATTTAACTAATTGGGTTAAGTTGGCTATTATTTGAATTTAGAATGGACTATGCAGCACGGGCTTGCCCCAGTGGTTGCGGTTGCTATATTTGCTGGCTACACGAAAGAGGGTTAATGAAATGAAGCATAGAATTAGAGCGTATAGTAAAGCTTACTTTGTTTGGCTTGGTTATAAAACAATAGTGGAGCTGGAGCCGTTCGGAAGATGCATGGTGTTAAAAAGCGAAAGCGATGAACTTGGCTTGGTAATATAACCTTTTAAATAATCGGTGCGGCGCAGCAAGTTACAGGAAAGCAAAATAAAAGCGGCCAAATTGAAAACTCCTTAATTGGGGCTTTTTTATACCAGTTTTGCATATACTTATAATCAAGTGTTATAATCAAACCAAGGGTACGCGACCCACTCGCGGCTTAAATTCATCTTAGGATGCTTAAATGTTAGATAACGATGCACCACTAGACGATCATATTGAAAACCAAGACGACTTGCATGGCCAGCAAGATGAGGTAATCGAAAATGAAGTCACTTCCGAATCATCAGCGGATAGTCAAGAAACAGACGAAGAAAAATCAAATGGCGTACAAAAGCGAATCAATAAAATCACGGCTGAAAAATATGCTATTCAGCGTGAAAAAGACGAGCTAGCTAAGCGTATCGCTGAACTGGAGTCACAAAAGCCAGTAACGCAAACGGTTAGTGATTTGAAGCGCCCAAGCTTGCCGGATGACATTTACGATGAAGAGGCAATGCGACAGTATCACGCAGACATTATTGAATACACTGAAAGCGTGGCAGAGAGCAAAGCAACATCATCGTATGAAAGACGACAAGCAGAAGCAGCAAAGGCGGCTGAGCAATCAACACAACAAGAGCGCATCAATGCTTATGCAGAAAATGCAATCAAAGACGGTGTTGACATTGACAAGCTAGCCAGTGCTGAAAAAGTGTTAATGCAGGCAGGCATCAAGCCAGAGTTGGGTAACTATCTATTAACAGACCCTAACGGCGGTAAGATTGCCACATATCTAGCTGATAATCCGGCAGAAATGCACGAGATTCTATCTCTAGATCCTGTAAGTGCAGGCATTCGGATTGCGACAGAGATTAAACAAAAGGCATTAAGTAAAACGCCTAAAGTCTCTCAAGCTCCCGAACCTGTCGAAGTTGTTAAAGGTGGTGGGGTCAAGGAGGTTGATGATTTCCTTACCAAATACCCGACATTCGAAATTTTATAATTTAAGGTCTAAATATCATGGCAAATAACTACACAAGTAATACTAACCCCAAACTGGCTCGCGCCTTTATTAAAGCGTTTGAGTCTGAAACTGTCCTAATGAACACTGTGTCAAAGCAGCTAGTAAATGACATTGACGCAAGCACGGGTGGTGGTTCGACTCCGGTAGCAATGAAGCGCCCAGCTCAGTACGTGCCGCAACGTAGCGCATCAGGCGACTTTACATCAGGCGATGCTAACCCAGTGCGCACGGGTAAAGTTTTTGGTGAAGTATCACCTAACGGCTTTATCACCGTATTCGTTGAAAACACCCGCGTTGAAGAAGCTTTAGAAGCTGACCAATTAGATCAACTTATGAAGCCTATTGCTGAAGATATGGTAACTGAGTGTGAGTCTGAATTAGCCGCTTACATGACGCGCAATGCTGCATTAGTATCTGGTTCGCCTGATACAGCTATCTCACAATGGTCTGATGTTGCACGCGCTGGTGCTGTGTTTAAAGAAATCGGTGCACCGTCTGGTCGCCGCTATGCTGCTATTAACTCATTCGATGAAGTTAACCTGGCAGATAAGCAAACTCAGTTAGGCGTCAATCCAGAAGTTAACTCAGCTTGGGCTGGTGCGGTAATCAAGTCAGGCTTTGCTGGTTTCGATCAAGTAATGACGACTAACAATCTTGATGAGTACACATCGGGTTCAGAAAGTGCAGGCTTAACGCTTGGCGCAACTCCTGCGGCTACTTACACAGCTTATAAAGACTCTTACCGCATGACGCTTACCATCACAGGCGCAACAGCTAACACTGGTACGTTGAAAGCTGGTCAGCAATTACAATTTGCAAGCTCATTCCTTGTTAACTCACGCAACCGCAAAATCGTTCGCGAGTCAGGTGCAGGTATCCCAATTACATTAACTGTTTTAGCTGATGCGACTGCTGACGGCTCAGGTAACATGACTGTTAGCGTATCAGGTGCGGCAATCAATGAAGCTGGCGTAAACGGTGCGTTCAACACAGTAAGCAAGGCATTAACTAGTGGTGACGCTGTAACTGTGCTTGGTACTGCTGATAAGTCATACCGCCCAGGTCTTGCTTATTGCGAAGGCTTTGTTGGCATGGGTTCAGTTGTATTGCCTAAGTTACACAGCCAAGACAGCATGGTTATTAATAACAACGGCGTATCAATCCGAATGACGAAAGGCTCTGACTTGGTAGGCAACAAGAATCAATATCGTTTTGACTTGTTACCGACTTTCGCAGTGTTCAACCCATTCTGGGGTATGCAGTTGCACGGCAAAGCGTAATAGCTATCTGATAACTCTATGCGGGCGCGACTAAACACCGCGCCCTTTTTGTAAGGGGATTTTATGCACATTACAATGTTTAAGTTTAAAAAAGGTGCTGAGCCTATTCGCTGTGTAATTGCCGCTGACTTTAAAGCTGATTTTGAATCGCTTGGTTTTGTTGACCATATTGACAAAGTAAAAGCGCCAAAAAAGAAGGCTGCTAAAGATGGTGACTAAAGGCGACATAGTTAATGGCATGTTTAGCTTGTTGCGCATTAGTGGGTTAACAACTACGCCAGAGCCGGAAGAAATCAAACTTGCGATAGATACGCTAGATGATTACATGGCGCAAATAGCAATCACCATGGGCACAGGTTACATTCAGCCTACAGTTTACGGCGAAAGCAAGCACTCTGATGATTCTGGCTTATCAATTGAATTGGCTGGCCCAGTTAAAAAAATGCTATGTGCTGAGTTTTGCCAAGTATACGGACGACCAGTTACACCAGAGCTAGGTGTGATATCAAGTCAAGGTATGCGAGCAATGGAACAGCTATTGATTAACGTTGACCCATCTGTAATGCCTAACACATTACCTATCGGTAGCGGTAACGAATACGCACTAATTAATGACAAGTTTTTTCCAAATTTAAGTGAGGTTGAAAATGCCTAATGTACTACTGCCAGCTAATGAGTTGGTTGATTTATATCTAGACCCAGAAGTCATCGCGTCAGGTATTGCTAGCGGCGATAAGATTTTGATTCAGAATGTCGGTAATGGTGATATTTGGCTACAGTCATCGACTAACTTACCAATCCTAAAAGACCGCAACAAGCTCAAGCCATACGCTGAAGCTGTAAACGCTGCTGGTGATGTTCAAGCAATTGCATACGCAGCCCATATCAAAGGTGAAGTTAACGTAAAACTGGCGGTGTAATATGGCTTGGGATATCTTAGATTATGAAGGTCGAATTGTCGGTGATGGTGCGCAAAATAGCACGCCATTGCAAGGTAATAGTTGGCAAAATGTTTACGGCGCTGTCCTTTGCGATAACGTAATTGATTGTGATGAGGTGGTTATATGTTAACTAAATTACCAGCCTGCGGTGTTATGAAAGGGTCTGACATAAAAAATAGGGTTGATTCCCTTATTGACTCAGAAATACTATACGCAGGCATAAAAGAGTTGCCGCAAATTGATGGCGTAACACTAAATGTAAAAGGTTTTTATGTCGGCTCAGATGTTGGTGGTGGTCAGTTTTATTATGATCCATTGAGAAGCAAAGCTGACCACAACGGCGGCACTGTAATCGCGCCCGAAGCTATCGCTGCTTGGGATGGTACGAGTGGAGATATTGCAACCCTGCTAGATTGGAGTGGCGCTGGTGCAGGGTGTTTTGCTAGGTTAGAGATTGAAACTATTCACATCGAGTTTTTTGGTGGCAGTGAATCTGTTAATGATAACTCTTTGCAGTTATTAAAAATGTGGGAACTTAGAAATACACGCAAGAAATTATGCGCCTATGCAGACTCCTATAGCTACTCACAAAAAGTTACACTGAGCGCAAGTCAAAATGAAACTGGAATTAAGCTTGAGCATCTTGGTAACATGGTTTTTAATTCTCAAGACGGAATTGAATTAAGTCGTATTTTTGGATCTTCGATAACAATCGGTAATATTTGCTACTTGCAAGAGGCGGAGAATGCAAGCGTTGCAAGTGGTGTTGGTATGGTTATCAGATCTTGCTGGTCTACTGATTTTGATGTGACAGCAACGCGAAATTTCATTACTGGATCTAAATTAATTGGAGGAGGCGTTGCAACATCTGGTAACGGCATGGCATTTTGCAATGTGTACGTGAGAAACACTAACGCACCAAGCAGTATTGGCGGAATTGCCATGCTTGTGACCACAGAGCCATTTAGCACAACGCCAGGTTATTTTAACGAAAACCACATTAAAGCTGGGTTTATTCGCGGTGAGAAAGGTATTGTTTTTGTAAAAGGAAACCTGCAAACAGATCCGTTTAACGGAAATAAGCTGCTAGAGCCGCAGATTGAAAATGCAGCCTTAACTGGCATAGAGCTAGATTTTTGCTCATCAAATGTGATACATCACCCACGCTTTGAAGGTGGTAGCGAACCTAGCGGATACTGGATTGACGAGAAATCAAACTGCTCAAGAAATGACTATTATATAACTGGATCTGTTGGATTTAGTAAAATCAGGCTTTTAGGTATACTGCAAAACTACATAGGCAGATTAAATTCAGATTCTGGTGGCGCTCTGGCAAATCAAATGTTTGGTGGCGACAACGGCAGTGCAAACACCAACGACCACGACCTTTATTTATCGATCAAGAAAACTTCAGATACACCGCAAAATACTGTCTGCTTCGGAGGTATTTCTGGACAAACTAGATTCGAGAAATACACAGGTGTTGTCGTTGACGGTGTGGGCATAGAGAGTAAATTCGGATGGCTAAATCCTTACGGAAGTATTGATATATCATCAGATACGCAAATTCCGCGAGGAATATCAAACATTAGAGCGCAATCAGCGTCTAACTCAGTAGTTATAACCATGAACAAGGATAGAGAGGAAAACGGATACTTTTGCTTGTTGGAAGTAACCTTTTACACTAATGACATATCAATAGCAAAGTCAACAGGCGCGGTAACTGTTCCAACTGGGAAAATAGCCAGTGAAGGTCTGTATATACTTGCATACAGAGGTGATACATGGAAGGTTAGCAGGGTTGGCGATAAGTTTTAATGGTCAGGCTTATAATACCACTTTCTATCGTGTTATCTGGTTGTGTAGCAATAGATAACCCTAAAATCGGCCGAAAAACGTTTAGTGTTGTCGTCGAGGAAGATTCAACCATGACAACGCTAGGTCGGCAATGGTATGTATCCGATATCTGCTTCATAAAACTTAAGGAGTACCCGATTTGCTTGCAGCACGAAATTAGGCATTGCATAGAGGGCAATTGGCATAAAGGCAGAGAAACAGACGAAGATTGTTAATTAAAAAGCAGGGACGCTTTTGAGGACTAAAAAATGAAACAAGTAAACACAGGTGTTAAACAGTAAAAAATAGTCCTTGGCGGGACGGTCGTTTTACAGGAGTAACTCGGCCAACCCGCTAGGACACCCGCCAAGCAATTTTTTAACAACAGAGGTGATATTATGTCTTGGACAATAGGCGGCGGTGGCGGCGGTGGCTTGCCAGCAGATCAATCAGAATTTTTAAAACATTGGACTTACGACGAAGAAACGCGCAGGGGCAAGTTTGATGGGTCAATCGAGGTCTTACCTTCGACATTTTACATGGGTCAATTTGCGCTCTCAAATGGAGTTCAAGCCGTTGCATTTAAATTAGCTGACGGTACTAACGCGATTGGTTTAGTTAATCGTTTTAACCCATTACTTGGCACTATAAGTAACCCCAAATTCTTTGCTTTGGAAGCTCAAGATACATTGGTAGTCGAGAGTGTATCTACTGACGTTATCGCTGATGGCTTTACGCTTCAGTACGCGACGGCAGGAGATAACCTAACATTTGACTTTGACTTTGTGCCAGCGACGGCAGGAATGTTTAAAGCTGAGTACTGGGTAGGCTCAGACGACACTGGCAACAAAATCTTTGATGAAATGCGAAAGGTAACTCAGGCGGAAGTTGATGCAGGTTTGCCGATAGCTTTTCAAGTTGGCAATCCATACTTACTAGAAGCTGGCACTGATTTATTTGTGCGTTTTACTGGCATTGATTTTAAAGGCAACTCAGCAACGGGTTTGCCATATTTTGTTAGTAAGATATTGCCTTACAAAGAAATCACTTTAGGTGGTTACACTTGGCATACGGCATCAGACTTGACACTGCTTGCTGGTTGCAATTACGCGCCTGACGTTACTAGCGCCAATGTTACCTTAACCGTACCAGCTGGCTTTAAAGATAACTTCAGGATTTATGATTATAAGCGCTCTATTGGCACTAATAAGGTTATCGTTGATCTATCTGCTCACGGTGTCGAAAATGTGGAGTTAATCCACAAAGATGATGATGTTGAGTTCTTTTATATCACTGGTGACGGCTGGTATATAAACGACATTAAAGGTCAGAATCGCGTCAAAGTGCCAGCATTACCATAGGGGGTATCATGCCATTACAAACTAAAAGACCACCATTACCAGCGCCTAACTCTATAGTTACAACTGACGCAAGCGGTAAAACTGTTTACAAACAGGACGTGCCGCCTACTGATATACCTTCTAAGGCTGAAATAGACGGTAAGCTACTAGGTAAAGCTGATTGGGACGGTACATACAGGGCTGAGGATTCTTTGGCAATGATAGATACCACTGGAGAATTATCGGTTACAACGGTCTCTGTTGCAGAGGCCAGCATACTTAAAGGCACTACAGAAGCAACAACTACAACGCTTGAGGATTCAGACAGGGTTGTGGTTAATGATTCTGGCACTATGGTGCAGGTGGCAATGAGTGATATTTATACTTATATTGATAGTAAAATCGTTGATGCAAAACCTGCTAAATCACCAGAGTTTTTTGAGTGGGCAGGTTTTGTTGTAGATTCCAGCTATGAGGAGATTTACAATAAAAATGGCATAAGAATAGTTTTACAGGCTGGTTCTGATGGTGATATGTACGCTTATCTTTACAATGAAACTGGTGAAAACTTGGCTTACTCTTCGCCTAGAGATTTAGGGCAAGATAGGGTTAAGTCTATCTTGTACAATGGAAATCCAATCGCTGTAAACTATGGAGATTCTGGTGATTATTCATCACAAAGCCTAAACTCCGTCTTTGTGAGAGATCACTTAACCAACACTAGTGAGCATGCTAGTAGCTTTATCGTTGTCAGAACTGAAACTATGAACAGAGATGTTAGTGATGGAATGTTTATGCTAATAAGAATGTGGAGAGGCAAGTAATATGACATTACAAACAAGAGGTAAGCGCAAAGTAGATGCGCAAACTGAAATTGAAAATTTAGCGGAAGCAATTGCCGATGCTGGAGCTGGTGGCGACTCTGTCTGGGATATGCCGATTACTGAAATAGTGAGCAGCGAAGACATTCCTATTAATGCTAATGGTTTTTACGCGGTATCAAACACTTACTCATTACCAAAGGACATCTTAATGAAGCCTGACGGGAGTGTTAAGACGGTCTATTTGATGCACAACTTGAATTTTGGGGAGTACAAACTGCGCAATGCCGATACCGATGCGCTAATCCTCAGTATGCGGTCTGGTCGAGACAAAGGTGCAGATATCGTCATATATAGAGTTACCTATGATGAGTCGCAAGCAACAAAATTTAGCGTTGCCGTGCTTTCAAAATACAGCAGTGCGTCAGAGCACGTAACTACATCTTTGAGTAACGTATCAAACTACATTGACTTGCCTGCTATGCCAGCGGGCGCTTTCTTTAAATTTTTTAAATCAAGCACCGCCACTAGAGATGTTGTAGTTAGACTTGGCAAGAGTAGTAGCACAACATTCAAACACAACGGCATGTTTTTTTATGACGCAGATAATGTACTTGGGACGGGCACTGGAAAGATTGGCGCTGTTCTTGAAAACTGGGGGAGCAACTCATCGAAAAAGCTTAAGATCACAAAGACTGGCTCGCTATTGCACATTGCGTTTACTGGCACAACGGCAAATGTCACTAACATGCTGACAGGGTATAGTG